TCTTAGTATATAATTTAATTTTAAATAACTTATAGGAGAGTTAAATGAGTAAAGAAGAAAATAAGATGGAAAACCAAGAACCAGTAATAATTACATTTAATGGCACTGAATACAGAGCTGCTGATTTAAATGAAGAGCAAATGGCACTAGCTGCTAAGCTAAACATTGCTGGTAAAAAACTAGCTAGACTTCAAGAATACTATGATGATTATGTGATCACTGATGAATATAAGAATCTATGTATTCAATCATTTGATAGAGCTATCAATGCTACAAATGAAGAGGTTGAGGTAGTAGAGGAAGAATAATGCCTAGAGTCACCGCACAAGATATCGGAGTTGAATTAGAAAAACACGAAATCCAATGCGGTGAAAGATGGACTCAAAACTGGAATAGACTTAAAAAGATAGAAGAACAAGTTAAGGACTTAGATGGTAAGACTGAACTTAAATTGAATCAAATTGATTGGTCTATTAAGGGCGGTTTGGGTGCAGTGATATTAATACTATTAAGTGGCATTATCACCTTAATTGTTAAATTATGATAGACAAACTAATCCAACCTGTTAGTGACATATTAGATAAATTTGTTGCTGATAAAGATTTAAAAACAAAACTATCTCATGAACTTGAGAAAGAAATAATATCGCTTAACAAAGCACAATTAGAAGTAAATAAAGTTGAAGCAAAACACAATAATATATTTGTCTCAGGTTGGCGTCCTTTTATCGGTTGGTGCTGCGGTTTATCACTCGCTTATCATTTTATCTTAGAACCTGTAATACAATATATTCTTATAGTTAATGGGATTCAATTTGAAACACCTGAGTTTGATTTTAGTCAACTATCTACAATCGTTATGGCTATGCTTGGGATGTCAACACTTAGAACCTACGAAAAAACTAAAAAGTAAAATGAAAGATCTTGTTAAAGAACGATTAATACAATGGGAAGCATTAGTATTAAAGCCGTACGAATGTTCACAAGGTTATACAACAATTGGTGTTGGAAGAAATCTTGAAACTAACGGCATATCAAAAGATGAAGCTATGTATCTTTTAGATAATGATATTGATAGCGTAATAAAAAAACTAGATAAGCACTGGCCAGTATGGGCTACATTTCCAAAAGAAGCTAAGGCTATTATTATGGATTTAGTATTTAACATGGGAATAAACACATGGCTTTCATTTCGAAAAACACGTGCTTATATGGAGCTTGGAGAATGGGAAAAAGCGGGTAAGGAATTATTAAATTCTAAATATGCACAACAGGTTGGAAGACGTGCAATATTTAATTCTGAAGAGTTAAAGAAATGCCAACAAAAAGTTCAGACGAACATCAGCGAAACTCAAGAGTAGGAGCGTTTGCTGAATCACTAGTACAGACGTTTTTGCTGGAATACTGCGACTTCTGTTTTCCTTGTCAAGATAAACACCCGGCAGATTTAGTATGCGAGCTTGGGCCTGCTATGTATACAGTTCAAGTTAAAGCTAGAAGCAAAACACCAGAAGGTAAATACGTTTTTGTTTCTGATAATTCCAGGAATCAAAGCGAAATATATAAAAACTATCATTGTGATATTTTAGCTTTTGTATTTATGCCTGAAAAAAGGATCCTATTTAAAGCCAACTCTAGCTCTCAAACATATTTTACTTTTGATCAAAAAATATTTAATGATAAATTAGAAATAGATACATTTCATAAAACATTAAAAACTTTATCTGAAGTTCCGGTCGTCCGACCGATCATAGATGAGGCTGATTAAAATATGGAGATATTGAGTAAGGAGTAGTATTATTTTATTATCAGCCTCTTAATTATTCTACTTTAAACGCCCTTAATATAATACGAATAAATACATATAAAAAAGTATACAATTATATATATCCTCGATATAATTTATTTATGTTAAATAAAATTAAGGAGTTAAATAACATGAGTAATTTAGAAATAACAAAATCCAAGACTGAGTTTTTATTAGGTAGAAGCAAAGGAAATAGTGCTGAACTTGAAAGACTTTGGAATTTATACGATCAGGCTTATGAAAAATATACCAAAAAAATCGATGCTCTTACAGATAAAAGAGATTATGAACTAGGTTATATATGGAATGAAATTTGTAAATTAAATGGGAGTAAATAATGCAAACTAGATACACACTACAAGTTCAACTACCTAGCTTAGGCTGGGTGGTTGCTATGAAGACTAATGACTTATTTGACGTGGCTAGCAAGAGAGCAAGATTAATTGCTCAAGGGCATAAGGTTAAATTAACTAAAGAGAAGAAGTAATGGATATACAACTATTACCAGTATTAATCTTTATGGCATTTTGTTTATATGCAGTAGCATTAATTATTAACGATAGGAATCAAAAATGAACGTAACATTTAATTTATTAGGTGGCGGGCAATTACATATTCCTGCTAGGTCAATTAGCGGCTTTTATAAAGATCAATATACAAGTGAAGTTATAGTTGAAGTAGGCGACCAAGAGTATAAAGTAAGAGATTCATTAGATGAAATTAAATATATTTTAGGAATTGCAAGATGAACAAATTAAACTTAAGTCAAAGAAAACTAAACAAACAGGAAGTAGAATTTTTAATATGGTTTTTATCTATAAGTAACGAAAATCCATTTGAGAATCCTATTGAAAATACTGTATTTAGTTATGATGATGTACCTCATTCAGCAGTGCAATTTAAAAACTTATTTACTAAACTTAAAGCAATACATAAATCTTATATATCATGATACCTATAAAAGACATACCAAAAATAACAGAATGGTCTAACAGAATTAAACTACTTGAAATTAATAACTGGGGCGATCATAAATACACAAAAATTATTTATAACGACGGAACTATAAAAGTTACTGATCGATATATTGGAAAAGATCATGAAACACATATTTATCCTTCAGATCTTTCATTACAAGAATTAGCAGATTTATATTACAGGAGAGATACATGGTAGGTAAAAAAACACGATACGATCAAGCTAGCTGTTCAACATTACCTTATATAAAAGGCATTAGTCAATATCAATCAAGAAACCAATGGCTTGATGTTGCTATTAAAGCCAGCGAAGGGGAACTGCCAAAACAGACTCCCCAGCTCATGCTTCAACGTATGGGTGATTTATTAGAACCAGTTTTATGTGAAGAGGCTAAAAATATACTTGGCCTTGAAAGTGTAAAAGTAGACTACGAAGAGCCTGTCCATCATCCGATACTCCCTCTATCAGGCTCTTTGGACGCTACTGGTATAGCAAAAGGATTAACATTTAAAAATGGAGAACATGATCATATTATTATTCCAGAGCAAGAAACAATTGTATTAGACGGACCTGGTGTAATTGAATGTAAGGCTACACGTAATGCACCTACAAATGAGCTAGAAGAATGGCGAGGCGTATTGCAAGCTAAAGGTTTAATGGAATGCACTGGCTATGGCTGGGCGGCCGTTATCGTACTTTGGCAATCTACTGATTTTAGAATTTATCTATATTCAAGAAAACCAGAGTTTGGCGGAATATTATCAGCACTAGTATTAGACTTTGATTATAGAGTTAAAAATAAAGAATACTATCCTCCGTCTTCAACTGATGATGCGAATGTAGTATACAAAAATGTTAATAAAGATATAATAACTTTAGGTCGTAGTGCTGATATGTACTGTGAAGAAATACTTCAAAAGAAACAGCATATAAAAGAATTAACAGAAGATATTAATGATCTTGAGTTGAAGCTAAAAAAACAAATTCAAGACGCTGATGGAGGTCAAACAAATCAACATACAATAATGTGGCCGATGATAAACTATAAAGCACAACCAGAAAAAGTAACTCCAGCTAAAGAAGCAAGGAGTGTAAGATCAAAAACATTAAGGATAAAACAACATGGATGAGAATCAAATGAAAGCAGTTTGGGTTAAACCTGAAACGCATAAACTATTAAAAGATTATTGTGATAAACACGGTAAAAAAATGATATTTGTTGTTGAGCAATTAATTAACAATAAATTAAAAGATAATGACTAAATGGCATGGCGGTAAAGGAAGCAAGCGTAGGCCAGAAGATAAAAAAAAAATAGATAATAATTGGGACAAAATATTTAATGCCGGAAAAAATAAAAAAGTCAGTAAAAACAAGAAATAAAAATACTGGTAAATACGAAGTAGAGCATTATTATTTAAAAAACAGATCTGTTAAAGAACTTGAAACGTTAATTAATAATCATAGTACAAAACCAAAAATAAAACTTAAAGCATGCAGAGAGTTAGTAAGGAGAAACAAAATTGGTAAATAGCCGAACTAAAGGAGCTGCATTTGAAAGAAAAATAGTTAGCCTATTAAAAGCATTATCTGATGAGCATAATGCTGATATACACATTACAAGAAACTTTGAACAGCTATATAAAAAAGGTGAATGTGATATAAACTTTTTAAATTATGCTATTGAATGTAAGTGCTATGCTGAAGGTAAAGGTTATAAATCTGGCTGGTGGGAACAAGTATGCACATCAGCAGGTGATTCAAGAATTCCAGTTTTAGTTTATAAATATAACAGAAGTCCTATTGAAGTAGCTATGCC